GGCTATGCTGTAATTGACCCTAATTTTGATACAGACAAAGTATTTCAGATTATTGGACCAGCTTTTCAAACGATTGTTGGCGGGTTTATTGGTCTAATTACAGGGATCAAAATAGGATCAGATGATGACAAATGAGCAACTAGCAGCGTTAGGTATTGAGGATAAATGGTATCAGCCATTGATGGATACTTTTAGTAAATATGGTATTAATACCACCCAACGCCAGGCTTGCTTTATTGGTCAATGCGCCCATGAATCTGGCAATTTTAAAACTTTAGAAGAGAACCTTCATTACAAAGCTGAATCTTTAATGAAAGTCTGGCCTAGCCGTTTTCCAGATATGGATACCGCCAGCAAATACGCCAATAATCCACAGTTGATAGCCAATAAGGTTTACTCTGGAAGGATGGGAAATGTTGAAGATGGTGATGGCTGGAAGTATCATGGTCGTGGTCTTATACAACTTACTGGTAAAGACAACTATGCCAATTGCGGATCTGGTATGGGTGTGGATTTTCTCAGTAATCCTGATTTGCTTGCTACTGTTGAATATGCGTGTTTAAGTGCTGGCTGGTTTTGGAACAAAAAAGGCTTAAATGACTTGGCAGATACTGGTGATTACGAGACAATGACTAAGCGGATTAATGGTGGTCTAATTGGATTAGATGATCGTAAAGCCAAAATTGCGAAAGCTAAAGAAATACTAGGGTAAACCATGCCTCTCCAGAAATTACAATTTAGGCCAGGTCTTAACCGAGAAGGTACTGACTACTCTAACGAAGGTGGTTGGTATGATGGTGACAAAGTACGTTTTCGTTCTGGGTTTCCAGAAAAAATTGGTGGTTGGGTAAAACAATCTACTGCTACATTTATTGGTATTTGCCGTTCTATGTGGGCATGGTTAGATGGCGATTCTGGCGTTGGATCTAGCTATATTGGACTTGGAACTAGTAAAAAATATTACATTGAAAAAGGCGGTAGTTTTAACGATGTAACTCCTATTTTTACAACAGTTACATTGGGTGCTAGTCCTATAGCTTCAACTTCTGGATCTGCTGTATTTAAAATTACAGATACAGCTTATAGCCCAAATTTAGGCGATTATCTTATTATTTCTGGTGCTACAGCTGTAGCTGGTGTAACTCTTAGCGGTGAATATACAGTTACTTCGATTAGTAGTGGTTCTGTATATGCTGTTACAGCTACATCTACAGCTAATGCTACTACATCTGGCGGTGGATCTGCGGTAGTAGTTCAGTATGAATACCCAATTGGTTTGGATGTAGAAACTTCTGGTACTGGCTGGGGTGCTGGATCATGGTCCCCTACTATTCCAGTTACGTTGGGAACTAACCCATTTGCATCCACAAGTAATAGTGGAACGGTTATTGTTTCCCAACCAGCGCATGGATTTACAGCAACAGGCCAGTATGTAGCGTTCTCAGGAGCCACTACATTTAATGGCATTCCAGCACCTATGCTGAATAATACTTTTGCCATTACTACTTTAACTGCCAGTACTTACAGTATTCCACTTCCTAGTTCATTTGTAGCAACTGCTACTGGTGCTGGTGGTGGTACTACGGTTATTGCATATCCACAATATGGCACTCGTGGATGGGGTACAGCTGCCACTACTGGTGTAGCTAATCAATTACGTTTATGGTCTAACGATAACTTTGGAGCAGATCTTGTTATTGCTCCTCGTGGAGGCCCAATATACTATTGGCAAGATGCTGGTGGCGTAGGAACTAGAGCAGTATCTTTAACTACTTTGGCAAACAATGCCAGCTATACAGGATCAGCTGTTCCATCAGCTACATATCAAGTCATTACTTCAGCAATCCAAGAGTTTGTTATTGCATTTGGGTCTAATTCTTATACAAGTGGCACATTTAACCCAATGTTAGTTCGCTGGTCTGACCAAGCTAACCCTTATCAATGGGTTCCCGCAGTTACTAACCAATCAGGTGAGTTTCCACTAACTAACGGTTCATACATTATGGGGGCTAGAGCTACCCGCCAAGAGATCCTTGTTTGGACTGATTCATCTATTTATTCCATGCAATACATCGGAGCACCTTATGTGTGGGGATTCCAGATTTTGATGGATAACATTTCCATTATGTCTCCTAATGCAATGGTTACGGTAAATAACGTCACCTATTGGATGGGTAATGAAAAGTTCTATATGTACTCAGGACGGGTAGAAACCCTACCATGTTCATTAAGACAGTACATTTTTGACGATATTAACCAAGATCAGGCTTATCAAATATTTGCTGGTGCTAATGAAGGTTATAACGAAGTTTGGTGGTATTACGTCAGCAACTCTAGCGGTAGTACACAAATTGATAAATACGTTATTTACAACTATTTGGATAAAGTTTGGTATTACGGTAATTTAAGCCGTTCTTTCTGGTTAGGAACAGGTATTCAACAATACCCAATTGCTGCTGCTTATACACCTAGTGCAGCATTTACAGCTTCTATATCTGGAAATACCCTTACTGTTACCAATATTTCTTCTGGGGCTATTACTGTCAATGCTTCATTGGTTGGATCTGGAATTTCAAGCGGAACAGTAGTTACTTCTTTTGTTACGGGAACTGGTGGAGAAGGTACTTATACAGTTAATTACAATCAAACTGTAGCTTCTGAAAGCATGACCATTACAGGCGGTGTAGGACAGCTTTTAAACCATGAAGTTGGTGTAGATGACGTATCAGGATTAACCCCTTTACCTATAGATTCTTATGTTCAGTCTTCTGATTTTGACATTGGTGATGGACACAACTTCGGTTTTGTTTGGCGTATATTGCCTGACGTTAATTTTAACGGCTCTAATGTTAACCAACCCAAAGTTACTATGACTATTCGCCCAAGGGTGAACTCTGGTACAGCTTATGGTCAAGCCGATAATCCTGCCGTACAAAGCGCACAAGACTATAGCAAAGTAGCGGTCTATAACGTGCAACAGTTTGATGGTCAGGTCTATACCCGTCTTAGAGGCCGTCAACTAGCCTTTAGGATTGAATCTAATACCCTTGGCGTGGCTTGGCAGCTAGGTAGCCCTCGTATCGACATTCGCCCAGATGGACGTAGATAATGGCTGTTAGTCCTTTCCCAGCTCCAACGCCAGCAAAAGTCATTACTTTACGGGCTTCTAAAGCCCCTAACTTACCTATTGGACCAGTAGAATATACCCAGCAATATCAGGATCAAGTACTAAATGCTTTACGGTTGTACTTTAACCAAATAGATAACTTTACCCAAGGGGCTACTATTCCACCTTCTGGGGTTACAGGTAATAGACCTGTAAGCACATTACAGACTCCTGTACCAGTAGGATATTTGTACTATGACACGACCCTTGGAATACCAATTTGGTGGAATGGTACTAATTGGAAAAATGCTAGTGGAACTACGGTTTAAATGATAAACTTATTGCCAAATAACCTTAAAAGGCTACTATGGGTTTTCTAGGTGGACTTGCTAATGTAGCTGGGCTACAAATGGCTAATATTGAAGCTAATCCCGAACAGGCTGCTGTTGGTGCAAACACGCCTGAGTCTACCTATGCTATGAATAAAACCGTGGCTCCTACAATGGATAAGCACTATACGCCTACAGTCAATATGATGGGCGGTGCTACACAAGGTGAAATGCAGCAAAACGCTGCACAGGGATACAGTAATACAGGTCCAATGGCAGCTAATGCAGTAGGTGATGCAGCAGCAATGTATTTTACTGGCGGTGCTGCTACACCTCTTGTGGCTGGTCAAATGGCTGCAGATCGTTATTCAGCGAATAATCCAAATTCAACTTTTGACCGTGAATATAACGGCAGAGTATTAGCTGCAAATGCTAATGTAAATGCTGGCATTAACCAACAGTTAAATGCTGGTGTAAATCAAGGAATGGCAATGAATAATTACGCTAAAGGCGGTTTATCTGCTGCTGCTGAACACTTAAAACGTCATGGTCGTGGACCAGACGATACTTTGGTTCATATGAGCCGTCAAGAAGTTGGTGCATTGCAACAAATAGCTAAAGCTCATGGTGGATCTCTTACTATTAATCCTTCAACAGGTCTTGCAGAAGCAGGATTCCTAAGTACTATTCTTCCTATGGCTGCTGGCGCGTTAGCCGTAGCTACAGGCCAAGTAGAGTTCCTACCTTTAATTGCTGCTGGTGTAGGTGCAGCAGACTACGCTATGACAGGAAGCCTACAACAAGGTTTAATGGCTGGTTTAGGTACTTGGTCAGGTGGTGAGCTTACTGCTGGTTTGGGAGCTGCAGGAGCTGCTGATTTGGCAGAGCAAGGAGCTAACACAGCCGAATCATCTTTTAATGCAGCAAATCAAAAAGCATTAGAAGCTGCTGGTGGTGATGAAGTAAATAGATTATCAGCTCAAGAAGTTGCTAAATCTACATTGGGAACAATGAATTTGCCAGCAGGAACCAGTTCTGCATTTGAAGGTGCAGTTAATACTGTTCCAGAAAGTCAATTAGGAAACGTAATAAAAAGTGCTGGAGCTGCTAGTGTTAATCCAACTATGGGTCAAGGTTTGGCACAAGGTGCAACTAGCTTTAGTGATATTGGCTCTGCCCTGGCAAATAACAAAATGGCAGCTCTTGGAGTAGCTGCACCATTGTTAATGGGTAATAATTTATTTGGTAATAAAACTGTTCCTGGATTACCACAGCAAAAGAATCCTTTTGGAATGAAAGAAATTCCTAAAGATGAAAATGGCAATCCTATTTTCCATGCTAGTTTGCCAGAACCTCCAAGCCCAGCTTATAAACCTACTTACCGCGATTATGTAGCTAATCCCTATACTCCAGTAGGATCAGCTGATGGCGGTTTAATGCAGGATAAATTGGACTATGCCAGCGGTG